TATCGTTAAGTAAAATTTTATCAAATCTTTTAGCATTACCAAACTCATACGTAACCGTTTTAACTGTACCTGATACCGCTTTAACTGTTTTACGCAATAGATAATATTCAGGAGTGCCATCTAAATCATTAACTTGATATACGCTTACTTCTGTTGGATCTAAACTAGAAGACGATGCAAAATTAACTCTGCTAGCAGTACGAAATTCTATATTTTGATCGTCAGCACGTGCAATCATTCCTTCTTTAATTGTCAATGCATATGACCAGTCAGGAGTTTTTCCTGATTCAGTTGTCTTTGCAGGAAGTAATTGAAATACATCTAAATCTACCGTAGCTGGAATAGTATTTTTTGTCCTATATCCTAATGTCGATGCTATAGCTAATATACTAGTTCCATTAGTAGCATATGGAAGTAACGATTCCTTTAATTGATTATCTGTATAGTATGACAATACATCGCCTACATATGATGCCATTTCAATAATCATTGTACCTGGCGAAGACTCATTAAAGTCATTATATGTATTTGGAAAGTAATTTTTAGCAAATTCAATTAAATTCGCGCGAAATTGACTGAAGTCTTTATTTAGATATCTTATATCTTTTTTAATTTGTGCCATGTTATAGTACTGTTATTAAACTAGGAGTAACTACGAAGGTTATTGGTATATTAGCTTTATCAGTGCCAACGGATACTTCTAACTTAATAGTAAGTCCATGCTCTTCTTGAGCTCCAAGTTGTGATATAACTCGATCGACTGCCAATGATGTAATTGTAATGTAAGGAAGCCAATATTCAATTGCAGTGGATACAGAATTTTTAACACGTTCAACTAATGAGTCTGTATTAGCTTCGAATAACGAATCTTGTATTGTAGTCCCAAATAACGGTTCCATTATACGCTCACCACGACGTGTTAAAAGTAAATTTTTTAAATTGGAAAGAGCTTGATCACTAGTAGAATATGATAAATCAAATAAATTGCCATTTTTTCCAGTAAAAGGTAACTTTATCCCGACAGCTACGTCAGGAAGCAAATCTATAGGCTCGAATTTTTTTATAATAGACATTATTTACCTTTTTTCTTATCAATCGCTTACATTAAAGCTGAATAATCTTTTGTTAATGCGTTAACTACATCTTCTGGCAATGCATTAACATTAACTGGATTTCCATTAACATCTGTGTTCGGAACTACAGATTTTTTACTTCCCATCGATGGCATTGAATTCATATTCATCGTTGGCCAATCTGAGTAGTCGTTATAGTTAATAGATTCTTCTAACATTGATTTTCCTGAGCCCATATGAGCAGTCGTTTCATTTAAAATGTCATTGAGCCAAGAATTTTTAACATATTGTTTTTTAGCCGCATTAACCGTAGCTGCTTGTTTAGGAGCTGGTTTACGAACTTCAGTAGGCCTAACACTTTCATTAAGTATAGAATTAATTTCTGAGCGTACAGCCGTTTGAACTTCCTCTCTAATTATTTTACGCAGCGTTTGTATAAAATTTTTCGAGTTCATTATATTCTTTTTAATAATTATCTAATTTAAAAATTTAAGGTATTACGTAGCCGATAATAGAAGCTGGGTTAACTATCTTTACAAAGACACCGCCTTGACCACTTTCTTGATATCGAGCCATTGAGTCTCCTTCAATTACCGTAACATTTTCGTCATTATCAATTCCAATAACTAAAGCACAGTGATTAGCAGATGTATATCCGTTATAGCCAAATAAAGCAATTGACCCAATTACTGGAGTAGTTGATAATCGATTATTTTCAATAGCCCATTCTAGCCATTCTGAAGAAGTTCCAAATCCAAAGTTTAAGACGCCAGATTCTATCCACCATGTAGACACTGCAGCTGCTGACCAATACATACCAGGACGAAAGTTAACATAACGAAGCATTTCGCTAATTCGATTAGTAGTACCTCGTTGTATATTTTCTATCAATCCAAGATCTTTCATTGCAACTTCTCCCGCATTAACTCCATTGATAATAGATTGATTCGGTAAAGGTGCTATTTGAGCTGTATTGTATGGGATGTAATTTTTATTAGTTAAAGCCATTGAAGCTAAATCTTTATTTTCCATTGGAGCTTCTAAGAAAATATTAACGGAAGTATCTACGCCGGATTTAATTCTTTCAGAGTATAATAAAAATGCTTCGTTAGCAGCTAATCGTTCTGATTTAGATAAATTACCATCCTTCATACGTTCTTTGGCGAGCTGAGCTTGCTCAGAGTACATTTTTATTTCCGAACTAATTAGCGTAAAACTAGGAATAAATTTAACGTCTATTTGAGAATAATCAACTATTAAAAATCCATTTTCATCAGCCGATACTGCTTTTTGAAATGGCGACCCAATTAATTCATCTGCTATTACTCCTTGATATCGCTTACCCGGGTCTTTTATAAAATTAAATTCATATATATTAATTCCATTTGGCGACTGCCCTAATAATTTTAAGTTTTCTTTTAATCTTCTATCTGAAGGTTTTTTGGTATAAGATTTTCCTTTTACTACATTAACAATTTTTTTAGTAAATGCAACTTCACTTAACAATTGAGTTATTTGAGCTTCTAAAGATTTAATTGATGCCCATTGCGGAGATCCAGCCAGCGGAACGCATGGGCCATTAGGAGATATCGCAGTGACTGTACCTAAAGCTGTTATTAAATTTTGTGTCCATGTTTTCCATAAATTTCCTAATATTAACGGCTCAGTGGCCTCATCTCCTAATTCAATTTTTTTAGAATTTAGTGAAATTGCTTCGTTGGCATCTAATGCAATTGTAGTTTCAGACGATAATCCAATTCCACTTTTTGCAAATGCAATAATTTCTTTTTGCCAACTATTAAAAATAATACGACCAGATGAAATTAATGTTTGTGGTGACTTGCCCCATTTATCATCTTTCCAAGATGTTATTTTTTTACTTTTAATAGCAGCTAATACACCAGAGGCTTGCTCAAATTCAATTTGTTGACCTGAAGTCATAACTATTACGCTGTCTTCATCTTTAAAGTCTTCAGTAACAAAGTCATTTATTTTTCGTGTATCTTTTGTTTGCTCTGTATTACGTATTATCGTAATAGGAGCTGAAGGGTTACCATCTTTCCATTTTGGCGGTTTAACAAAGTCTCCGATATTACTAGCTAAAAAACTTAGTTTAGGACTACTCGACATTCTAATAGAATTTCCATATCGACCTTGAACTATAACATCGCCGACGTAAGGCTGTAATGGCTTAATAGTTTCAGATTCAGAAAAATTCTTATCTGCTGCTGGCTCTTGTTCTTGATTAGTATTACCAGCAGCAGCTTGATTATAACCTCCGGCCGCGCCGGAGCTACCGCCTGTACTAAATTTAGTAGCTGTAGGAATAGAATTATGATGGATAGCGCCTTGTAAATTTACAATATCTAAATAATAATATTCAGTAGTCTTTCTAAGTCCGGTTGTATATGATGAAGGCGCTTTAACTAATAAAACTACTTCTCCTTTTAAAGGAATTCTTAATACATTTGAGTTTAATGGCATTGCGGTAATTGCGCCTGGAGAAGTTTCGTCGTCAATAACAGTTCCATCAAATAATTTTACTTTAATACCATAAATTAAATTAGGATTTTTGTCATTATAAATGACTTCAACTACTTCAGCCGCTACTATAGATATTTGAGCTCCCATATTAAATTATACCGTCTTGAAGATCGTTAAGTTCAGACTCTAATTGAGTTTGTTTTGAAGATAAGTCTACTACTTTTTCATTTATTGATTTATCGGCATCTGTTAATGAATCTAACTCATTCATTAATTGTTTTTTCTCTTCTTCAGATAACATCCATGAGTTTCCGGTTTCAGCTTGAACTCTATTATTAGTAGAAACTAACCGTTGCACAACAGCGGCTAGTTTAACTAAATGTTCGTCGTTTTTAACGCCCACTTCTAAATATTCTTTAATTAAAGGTACTATAACAGTTGCATCGCCTACATTTTTTATTAATGGTCTTAGTTCTGCAATTAACATGTTTATTTGTCGATCTTTTTTAGAACTGTTAGCATAAATATCTTTCATTAAATCGGAAAATTTCTTTCCCTTAAATATTTCTATATCAAAATCCATAATCCTTTTAAATAAATATATTATTCTAGGAATTCTGAAGTTTTTCTAAATTTAGATTGATTAATTGAAATAGTTCCGGTGCGCTTATAATTAATATACATGTCAGCATATACATCTTTCATTATATTAACAACTCGGGTAATGTATTGAGTCTTAACTCCTGATCGATCTCTTATTAAGATATAAAGAGCTTTTTTATTAAAGTCTTCAATATTTTCTCTGGTACGAAATAACTCTAATACAGAGTCTGCCACAGACATATCAGTTTGTTTTTTAAATATCGTAGATAAATTGTCATCCATGTATTTAATATATAAATCCATAAACTCTTTTTTCTCATCTAACTCTTCCTCACGCAAAACTTCATTAATAACATTTCTATTATCATCTATAGCTTCGGGCTGATCTGTATTTTTAAATTTATTATAATTTGTATTATTAGCTACAATCAAATAATTTTTAGCAATAATTGAAAAATATGAAAACGCTTTACCCTTAGTAGGATCAGTATATTTACTAATTTTTTCATTTAGAAAAGCTATTACCTCATGTTTGACATCTTCATACGGCACATCAAAATGATAAAACTTAAATGTATGGATAATATTTTCTGCTAATTTATCAAATGCATATTTAATTTTAGCATCATACAATTTATTACGTTCAAAATCATTTTCCAAAGTATTATATAACAGAATTGCATCTTCCGTTTCCTTTGTAAAGTATTGTTTATTTTTAGGCTTTCTACCTCTAGATTTAGTGGCAGTTTCTGTTTGTAAAGTATTAATCTCGCTCATCAGTATATAATGTTTCTATAGTTTTAGTTAAATCGGAAGAAATCTCTTTTATAGAGTTGAATATAAATCCAACTTCATCGTCAGCTTCAAATGAACCGCGTATATCAATTTCTTTTAGACGAATTTCAGCTTCGATAATTTTCTCACGAACTTCTATTAATTTAGTTTCGTAAGTCTCTAAATAATCTTCTAACCGTTCAGAATATTTAATTAAATTTGCAATTGATACTGCAGATGCTATTATTACGGATAGTAAAAATACTATTATTATTAAATATACCATTATCCAAATATTTTATCAAAAGCGTCTCTTAAATTAGAATCAGTAACTGGATTGTTAATGTTATTTAATTTAGATTTAACTTTTGTAGGTTCAACATTAGTATTAGATTCTGCAGAATGCTGTAATGTAGCTTCAATTAAAGTAGCTAAATGATCTGCATGATGAATTAATATCGGTAAATCGGTTCTCAATGCAAACTCAGGACTTCCTGCCATTAAATAAGATTCATTTCCTTTAGAATATAAACCATCATGCAATTTAATAGCTAAGTATTCATTTTCAGAATAAGCTACTCCATGCTCTTGCAACGTAAATACACTTCTGTCAGGCACTTTCATAAAAGTTAAATTCGGATTGATTTTATATATCTGACCTCTTTTAACGTGCCAGTCTGAATCGTTTGGTACATAATACTCATCTGTAGCTGATCCAATTTTACCTAAATCATGATTAATTGCTGCAAATACAACTTCTTCTTTTGTGTAATTTTTAGTATTAGCTCCTAGCGAGTTCCATATGTCCCATAATGTAATCGCACATTTAACTACTCGATTAACGTGATCAATGTAACCTCCTGGAAAGCAATTGTGCCTTGTAGAGTGTGACGACGCTGGCGCAGTTAAAACTCTATCTGCTAACGACTCATACATTTTAATTAAAGCTTCTTTTCTAGGACTGTTAATGTAAAGTTCAATATATTGCATTAACTGATCCCATTGAGCTTGTGTGTCTTGTTTTCCCATAACTTTATTTATTAAATTACTTTATCAATTAAACCTAATTCCAAAGCTTTTTGTGCTGTCATATAATAATCTTTACGACACGCTTTTCTCCAAAAATCTTCATCATGCTTTGTCTTCTTTGCCATCATCCTATAAAACTCTTCTTCTAGCTCATCAATATGCTCTGCATTAGCTTTTATATCAGCTGACTTACCAAATATCTCTGCAGAAGCTTCATGAACCATTATTGTCGAAGACTTTGACGCTGCACGCAATCCAGTACCACAACATAAAATCATTGCAGCTGCCGACATCGCTCTGCCACGCGCGATAACATTAACAGGCACTGACAGTGTTTCTATATAATCAATAATACCTAAAGCCTCGTATACATCACCGCCATTGGAATTAATCATTAACGTAATAGGATCTTTTGCATTCTCTTCAGGGCGATTTGCTAATATAATTCTAATCTTAGCAATGAAATCAAATAAATTACCTAACATTATATCTCCATGAAGGTATACAACTGAATCGTTAATGTTTAGCCCATAATCTATTTCATTATACACTGAGTCATCTTCATTGAAGTCTTCACGAAGTTCTTTATCTTTTTTATATTGAGATTTTCTATCGTCTCCGTATAAACTATCTTTTTTGGATTTTTTTATCATAAATTTATTTTTACTTAATATATTAAAAATTTATCTAATTAACAAATATTAAGTTAATTTTCTAAGAGCTTTATTTGCTTTTGAAAGAGCTCGAGTAAGCTCTGCTTTTTTACCTTTTCTTGTTTCGTGAATTACTGCCACTTTTAATTTTTCAATTTCCTTACCTAACTCTTGTATTGCATTTTCTTTTTCCTGTTTTGAAAGTTTCTTTTTCTCCGGTTTGTCTTCTATAACAGTAACTGGAAATTGGCCTTTTAATTCCGGCTGCTCAATTCCCTTATGATATACAGACCCGTCTTTATCTACAAATACTTTCATAAACTTCCAGCCTTTAGGTTTGTCTGATTTAATTTGCGCTACTTTAACTACAGGGGCGTCTGTTAATGCAGATGTACATTTAAAACAAACTACTGCAGTAGCGTCATCTCCTACTAAAGTCCATTCATGGCATTCATGCCCCTTCCAATAATTTGAGCCAGGCTCAGAATTAATACATATCATCATCCTTCTACCACGATTATCAAATTTAGTACTAAACTTTGTAGTAGCGTACGAAGATGTTTTTTTCTTAACAATTGATTTTTGCGATTTCATAACTTATTGATTTAATTATACAGAAACTTTATTTGTATATAATTGCTGCATTTTTTCTTGCTTTTTAATTCTCTTTCGGTCTGCAGCCGACTCAGAATCTTTTAATTTAACAGTCGTTTCACTCTCTTGAGTATCTTTATTCAAGTCGTCTATTTCCGATTGTATACGGGGTTGTTCCGTAGGTTGTTCATCCGTAATATCAGCCGTACTAGTAGTCATATCTTCATTCGTAAATAAAGTTTCATTTGGAATGGCATATTCTTTTGGAGTAATAGGTTCTTTTGATGGCTCTGCCTTTTGAACTTCATTATCCTTTTTTACTTCATTTAAGTAGTTAAATGCCAATACCATACAAATTGCCAATGGGTCAAATACAATAATAAATAAAATAATTAATACGTTAACTACTCTATCCATTGGAACATTTAAAACATTAGAAATATAAACTAACGATCCTAATTCCGACGACAATTCATTTTTTAATGAAAGTTGTTTTACTGCAACTGTAATTTTAGATGCCGAGTCAGAATATGCAATAATTTTTTTATTCAACGAATCAATTTCTAAATTAATAGTCTTAATTGCTAAATCTGTTTGTTTTGCACTTCTGTCAGCCGACGATGAAGATCGATTTGCAGTTACTAATTGAGTAGCTCGTAACTCTTGCGAATTTCGAATATTCGTTAAATTAGACAATTGATTAGATTTTGTACTTAATTGAAGTTTAAAATTTTCAACTGAAGATTCAAAATACAATTTTTGTGTCGCTAAACTGTCTGTTTGAGTTTGAGTTAAGTCATATTTAGATTTAGTATTTTGATATGCGCTTGATAAAAATCCATAAATACCTAAAGACGTGATTGCGGCGATTATTACCATTGCAGCTAATAGATAAAGCTTTAACGTTTTAGATACTGTTTTCCAATGCTGATATAAAAATGAAGCTGTTACTAATTTAGAAGCTTCTAATATAGAAGCCATTACAATTACCGCGGTCACTGCCCCGGCGAATAGTTTTGCTAAACCTACTACAGAAAAAAATGCAGCACAAACAGATAACGACAACGCTATCAGTCCAACTAAAATTTTAAGTATAGTTTTATTCATTAGGTTCTAACTCCAAACGTTCAACTACAAAACTAATTTCTTTAATAACTAATTCTAAAAAGTCGATTGCTTGCTGACCTGTCATGTCATTGTTTTTAATTGCGCGTTGCAATGTTTTCAATTTCATCGCCTGCGCTTCTAACTTACTTACGGTATGTTGCTTGTATCTCATAAATTTATTTTGAAATTTTCTAATTGTTTTACTTGTTTGAGCATAATTATAAATAATTA